TACAAAGAGCCTGTTGGTAAAATGCAAGACATGATCATATTTGAACAACCAGTAAAAGAACTTTATGACGACGATACAGGAAGAATAATAAATAAAGACCATTTATATGCAATGACAGTCGATATCTCAGAAGGAAAAAACTTAGATTATTCGGCGTTTAATATCTACGACGTTTCCGGAATGCCCTATAGACAAGTCGCAAGGTATAGAAATAATAACATCCCTCCAATGTTATATCCTACCATATTAAAATCTTGCGCAGAATATTATAATAATGCATACGTTTTAATAGAATTAAATAATAACCCACAAGTCGCAGATCTATTAGTAGAAGATCTTGGTTACGAAAACGTATTGAGGGTATTTACAGGTAACAAAAAACCTCAAACGCTTTCCATGAAGGGGGGGAAAGGAGTTACTCCTGGAGTTAAGATGACTCCATTAGTTAAGAGACAAGGATGTTCTACGTTGAAAACTCTTGTCGAAAACGATAAATTGATAATCAACGATTTCGAAACTATTTCTGAACTAACTACGTTTGTGCAAGAAGGACCATCTTACAAAGCAGAAGAAGGTTGTAATGATGATTTAGCTATGACCTTTGTTATATTTGGTTGGTTGGCTTCTCAAAAATTATTTAAAGATATAGTAGATCACGATCTAAGAAAACAATTACAATTAGAAGAATTTGATTATGTAGAAGAAGAAAGCCTTCCTGTTATTGCTCCACCAAACCCTGATATAAATTATTTTATCGAAGATGACGCAGTTTGGGTCGAAGGAAATAATCCTGGTTTAGATCCATACAAAAAACTGTTTGACGATTCATTTAGGTTTTAATAGGTTTCTTAAAAAACCCGGTTTTACTAAATAATATTAAACAATAAGTTTTTCATTTTCACCAAATAGGAGATTACGATTATGGGTATTCTTAATATGTTGAGTCCTGGTATTCAAGTAAACGAAGTCGATTTAACGACTATTGTTCCAGGAGCGTCAACTTCAGTTGGAGCTTACGTTGGAGAATTTACTTGGGGGCCATGTAATCAACCAACCCTTATTTCTGACGAATTACAATTAGTAGACGTTTTCGGTAGACCAACTTCAAACGTTGTTAATTCTTTCTTAGCAACAAGTTTCTTTTCTTGCGCTAATTTCTTGGCATATACCAACGCTCTTTATGTAGTTAGAGCAGTTGATTCCAATACAGCAAAAAATGCGCAAACTTCAGCAAACGCTAACGTTTCCGTCCTTATTAAGAACTCTGACGAATTCGAAAACAATTATCTTAACGTAAATAGCGCTAATACTTACGGGGAATTCGTTGCTAAGTATCCAGGTTCTTTGGGCAATTCTCTTAAGGTTTCTGTTTGTGCAAATTCTTCAACTTTTGCAACATGGGAATATAGAAAATTATTCGACGCAGCTCCAGGGACTTCACAGTTTATCGAAGACGCAAGAAATAACCCAACCGCAAACGACGAATTACATCTTATCGTACTTGATGAAGACGGAGCATTCACTGGTAAATCAGGTACTATTCTAGAAAGATGGCCGAATCTATCAAAAGCGCTGGATACTGTTGATGTTGATGGGATTTCTTCTTATTACAAACGTCGTTTGATGGATTCTTCTAAGTACATTTACGCAATCGATCCAGTATCATATGTAAATTCTTCAGCAACTTGGGGAACTCATTCGCGAGATACTGCTACTTATTTCTCTCCAGCAAACAATTACACAGTCTCGTTAACTGGTGGTTTGAACGGAGGGGCTGCTCCAGACTCTGTTTTACAAACCTCTTGGGATTTGTTCAGAAATAAAGACAGATACGAAATTTCGTTGGCGTTCACGGGTGCTTCTAATTTAGTAGTTTCCCAACACGTCCTTGATAATATTATTTTAGGCGTTGAATCTGAAAGTCCCGTTATTGGTAGAAAAGACGCTATGTTGTTCGTTTCTCCTAGAATCAGCGACGTAGTCAATCAAAGCGGTTCTGAAGTTGCAAACATTGTAACCAATGTAGAAAGCTTTGTCAACGTATTCAATAGATATTCTTCTTACTTAGTCGTTGACTCTGGATGGAAATATCAGTTCGATAAGTATAATAACATTTATCGCTGGATTCCTCTTAATGCAGATATTGCAGGAGTTTGCGCATACACCGACGACGTAGCAGACACTTGGTATTCTCCTGGTGGATATGCTAGAGGAAAGCTTAAGAATGTTGTTAAACTTGCTTGGTCTCCAGATCAAACTCAAAGAGACGCATTATATAAGGCAGGTATTAACCCAGTAATTACTCAAGTTGGGGAAGGTACTCTTCTTCTCGGCGACAAAACTATGCAGAAAAAGTCTTCTGCTTTTGATAGAATTAATGTTCGTAGATTGTTTATTACTCTCGAAAAAGTTATTTCTAGAGCAGCTAAATATAGCCTATTCGAATATAACGATTCTTTCACTAGAGCACAGTTTGTTGCCACCGTAGAACCTTACCTGAGAACGGTTCAGGGTCGCAGAGGAATCACCGACTATAAAGTAGTATGTGACGAATCAAATAATACTCCAGACATTATTGATCGCAACGGGTTTGTCGGAGACATTTACATAAAGCCAGCTAGAAGTATTAATTTCATTCAACTTAATTTCGTAGCAGTAAAAACTGGAGTTGAATTTACTACTGTTGTAGGAAACTTCTAAAAAACCAAAACGTTGAGGGAGAAACGATTTTCTCCCTCAATATAAATAGTAAATATAGATAAATAAAACATATTTTTTAGGAGATTTTAAAAATGGCTTTTAATATCAACAGCTTTATAAGTAATATGAAAAGCGATGGGTTTCGCCCAAATCTTTTCGAGGTTACTATTACATTACCTACAGGCGTGAACACTTCCGAGTTCACATTCAAAGCCACTGCAACGAATATCCCAGGTTCTTCCGTTGGTACTGCAGTTCTTAGTTATTTCGGTCGTCAAGCAAAATTTGCTGGAAACAGAGTGTTTGATAACTGGACAGTTAACGTCATTATGGACGAAAACGACTTCGAAGCGAACGGAACAAGAGGAATGTTTGAACAATGGTCTTCTCTTCTCAACTCCCACGAAGGGAACGTTAGAAACGCTCAATATATTAGACCAAGTTCCGACGGGTATTTTGGAGAAGGTTCTATCCAGCCGTTTGGAAAAAGTGGAAATGCTTTGAACACCATTTATAAAATGACTGGCTGTTACCCAGTTGATATCGGCGCGATGCCTTTAGATTGGGGAAATAACGACGCTATCGCAACTTTCCCGGTTACGTTTGCGTTCCAGTGGTGGACTAGCGTTGCCACAAGCAACTAAGATAAATATTGGGGAATTATAAATTCCCCAATTATCATAAAATTACTCGGGAAAAACTAATCATGGCGTTTAACATAGGAAATTTTTTAGATACAATGCAAGGGGATGGAGTAAGACCAAACCTATTTGACGTTTTTGTTCCGTCCGTTGGTGGAAATTTCACCTTTAAAGCCAAAGCAACCTCCATTCCTTCTTCTTCTATAGGAGTCGCTTCCACGTTTTATTATGGAAGGCAAGCTAAATTTGCTGGTAATAGAACTTTCGATAATTGGTCAGTAACAGTTTTGTTAGACGAATTAGATTACAATTCAGGTGGAGTTAGAGGTAGTTTTGAAGCTTGGTCTTCTCTCATTAATGCGCATAGACAAAATATAAGATTATCAGGGAATAGTCTAGGGAGTTATGCCAGAAATTGTACCGTTATACAAAAAGGCAAAGCTGGTCCTAATATTGGTACGTATACAATGGTAGGAGCTTTTCCAATAGACATAAGCGCTATATCTTTAGATTGGGGAGCAAACGACACAATAGCAGAATTTACAGTAACTTTTTCTTACCAATGGTGGGAAAGTTTAGCAGTAAAAAATTAATATATAATGTAGGTTTGAAATAAAGGATTTATATGGCAGATAAAAGATTTAATTTATTCGGGTTCCGTATAGGAAAAAAAGAAGAAGAAACCGATAAAAATTTGGTTCAACCTTCTTTTGCACCTCCATCTAACGAAGATGGAGCATATACTGTAACATCAGCAGCCCATTTTGGTATGTCTGCCATCGATATGGATGGTTCTACTAAAAACGAAATAGAACTCATCACAAGATATCGCGAAATAGCGATGCAACCAGAAGTAGAATCTGCAGTTGATGACATCGTTAACGAAGCAATAGTCAGGGACGATGACGGTAAAACTATAGAGATTGTCATGGACAATCTAAAACAACCAGATAAAATTAAAAAAGCAATTGACGAAGAATTTAGAACAGTATTAAGGCTACTTAATTACGAAAATATGTGTTCTGACATTTTTCGTAGATATTATATCGACGGAAGATTATTCTATCATATAGTCCTAGATATCGAATCTCCACAAAAAGGGATTCAAGAATTACGATATATCGACCCAAGAAAGATAAAGAAAATCAGGGAAGTTAGAAAACAAAAAGATAATACTACAGCAACGGAAGTTGTCACCCAGACTGCAGAATATTATGTGTATTCCGATAGAGTATCTACTGGAGCAGGAGTTTCTGCAGCAACATCAATTACTGGAATAAAAATCTCTCCTGATTCTATAATAAATATAAATTCCGGGTTGATGGATTCTAAAAAAGCAATGGTTTTAAGTTATCTACATAAAGCCATTAAACCTCTCAATCAATTAAGAATGATTGAAGATGCTATCGTAATCTATAGATTAAGTAGAGCTCCTGAAAGAAGAGTTTTTTACGTTGACGTTGGAAACCTTCCAAGAATTAAAGCCGAACAGCATGTTCGCGATATGATGACCAAATACAAGAATAAACTCGTTTATGACGGACAAACAGGAGAAGTCAGAGACGATAGAAGACATTTGAGTATGATGGAGGATTTTTGGATGCCCCGTAGGAGCGGAGACAAAACAACAGAAATCACTACCC